AAACGACTACAGGTCCAAAAACAAACTGTAAATCTTGGAATAGATCAGGGTTCCACGTTTGAAAAAGTAATTACCGCACAAAACACAATCGGTGGTAATGTGACCATATCTTCCGGCACTACTGCGGCCAAGCTAAGACAATCTATATACTCTAGTAACAATATACATACCTTTTCTACATCCGTTTCTGGATCAAATGTTACCATTTCAATGGCAGCAACAAATACTGTCAATGTTTCTGCAGACCGCCGATATGTGTATGATGTGGAATATACTCAATCTGATGCCAGTACTGTAGAAAGATTAGCAGAAGGTATTGTAACTATATCTCCACACGCGGGCGATAGAGTGTTTCCAGATATTATAACAGAGAGTATATCTGATGGTCAATGGGGTTCTACCCTGTGGACTGACTATGTTAGAAATGATGGTGCAAAAGATAGATTAGTAACCAATAAAACTGATGTGGCCAGCCCGTATTGGGGAGAAAACGGTGAGGAACACTTTTGGGAAATGGAAGGCCCTAACCATGAAGATATTGAGGAAATGAAGAGTGTTGTACAATTAGAAGGAACAATCACTAATAGTAAGCTAGCATGGAATGAAGCATTGATGAGATTGGTAGAATATCCTAATACCTACAATAGTAATACTTCAACTTGGAGTACTGGTAGTTACTCTGCTCTTGCCGATGGTGAAGCAAGAACTGGAAAACCATTTACTATTACATCAACATTTTCAACAAACTTTACTAAAATCACTCATGAGGATCAAAGGGTCGAACCCAATGGAACAGTCTGGGCAATTTCACCATATCATTACGGCAGATCGCGAGGGGGTGGATTTAGATTACAACAGTTTCAAGGCAGACTCCATTTCCAAATAGGACACATGGGTAGGAATCAGAGTAACTACAATAGTGTTGAGGGATTCCTTAAGCCAGTCTTGGGAGTATCAGCAAATACTAAAATATACACTAACACTCCTAGTAATGTTTATCAAGACTCACTTGAAAATGCCAATAACAGTACAACCATATACCAAACAATGAATCCTTATGATGTTGAAGAAGATGTGCGTATGTGGTATCAGATTACTTGTGTGTATAATGGTGGGCCTGTGGGATATTACAAAACCAGCACACGATCTGAAACTGAGGCGAAACTAGTACAAAATATTAAAGACTCCTTTAAGTTCTACCAAACAAATCTGAGGACAGGCAAAGTACACGAAATAGAATGGCACCATATACAAGCGAGTAATAAAAATGATTACTTAGGATTTATTCAAGGAGTGGGATACGAGGGAGACAGGGAAGCAGATACACGATTTGGTGCATTTTGTGATGGTGCTGCCAATGCATATGTATTTGAAGGAAATTGGGCAGGTACATGGGTAACGAATACAGCATTATCACACTCAGACATACAGGGTGACACTTCAGAAACTAAAGCTAGTCAACCCTTTAGAGTAAATGGATTTGCTATGGACCCGCTTGGGTGGGCAACAAAAAACAATAAGGATGCTACGAACACATGGATATGGAGTCCAAGTCATCATCCAGATAGACTTGAAGATACTTCTGAAAATAAAAAAGATCCGTATCCTAATATAACATCGGGTGCTGCAGATAGCAATTGGTTGAAGGCTCAAGCTTCAATGGATGACGCCGATTATTTTAGAACTCAAGCAGACAATTCATACTGGGCAAATAACTACCCATTAGATACAGCGTAAGGAATAAATGGCACTGACTTTAAGTAAACAAACTGTAAATTTTGTAATGGATCAAGGGGCCACTCTTGAAAAGACCATTACCGCACAAAACTCTGCCGGAGGGAATGTCACTATTTCTTCTGGTACTTGTGCCGCTAAGATGCGTCAATCTACATATTCTGGTAACAATATACATTCTTTCACACCTTCCATTTCTGGATCGAATGTGACAATTTCTATGACTGCAACAAATACTGCAAACGTTGCTGCTGGTCAGTATGCATATGATATAGAATATACTCAGTCAGATGGAACTACTATAGAAAGATTAGCAGAAGGTATTGTAACCGTATCTCCAGAATCTACGAAGTAAGGATTTAAACAAATGACTCAACCTACATCTAGAACTACATTTAAAGATTATTGTAAAAGAAAATTGGGACATCCAGTTGTTGAACTGAATCTTGATGATGACCAAATTGAAGATACCATTGATGACGCAATAACTTACTGGCAAGAATATCATTTTGATGGTACACATCCAGAATTTGTAAAGAAACAAATTTCAGCATCAACTCAAATCGTTTCTTCAACCTCTGGAACTTTTTCTTCAGGAGAAACGATTGAGGGGGGATCTAGTGGTATTAAGGCTACATTTCATCAATACCACAGTGCAAATACCACGATAAGGTATTCAAAACCAACTACAAAAAATAATTCCAATGCTGACGCGATTGGAGATGGAAATACCTATTATACAGATATAACTACTACATGGACTGCCAGTGAAACCATTACAGGAGCAACAAGTGGTGCAACAGCAACCGTTCATGGTAGTACAGCTCAAACTATCGGTGATATAGATAATCATTATCTTTCTTTAGATGAGAGTTATATTGGTATTACAGGAATTATACCACTTACTGTAAATTTGAGTGGTAGTACAAATATGTTTTCAGTCAACTATCAGTACGCATTGAATGATCTTTATACGATGGGTTCAGCTGGTGATATGAAAAACTATGTTTTCACTCAACAATATCTTGCTACTATTCAAAATCTTTTCTCTGGATTACCTAGATTCAGATTTAATCGTCACAGAGATAGAATTTATCTTGACATAGATTGGAGTGGAGATCTTAAAATAGATGACTTTGTTATAATTGAAGCCTACGCTTCAATGAATCCAGAAACATATACGGATGCTTATAGTGATATTTTCCTTAAAAAATATTGTACAGCTCTTATGAAAAAACAATGGGGTATGAATCTTATAAAATTTGAAGGTGTCCAATTGCCCGGAGGCGTTACTTTAAATGGGAGACAATTATATGATGACGCAACTACAGAATTAGAATACTTAGAAAAAGAAGGAAAATTAGAGTATCAACTCCCCGATGATTTCTATATAGGTTAGAGGATATAAATGGCAACCAATCATTACTTTAATCATTATGGAACTAATACACCAGACCAACGACTAGTTGAAAATATTGTAATCGAGTCTATTAAATCTTTTGGGATTGATGTTCATTACATGCCTAGAACTGAAGTTAATACAGATTCTATCTTTGGTGAGGATCGTATTTCTAAGTTTGAAGATGCTCGTATGGTAGAAGTGTACATTAAGAGCATAGATGGATTTGAAGGTGACGGTACATTTGTAAGTAACTTTGGATTAGAAGTAAGAGATCAAATTACTTTTACAATTGCTCGTAGAAGATTTCAAGAATTAAATTTTGAAACAGGACATAGAGATAAAGAACCACTAGAAGGTGACCTTATTTTCTTTCCTTTGTCTGACTCCCTTTTTGAGATTAAACACGTGCAAGACACGAATGTTTTCTATCAAATGGGTGGATTACAAACTTTTGATTTAGTTTGTGAACTCTTTGAATACGCCGATGAAGCAATTGATACAGGTATTGCTGCACTTGATCAAATAGAAATTGACCATTCTTATTCAATAAAATTTACTCTTGGTGCTGGAACTGGTACATATACGGTTGGCGAATCGGTTTATCAAGGATCTACTGGATATTCAAATGCCACGATCAAGGGTGAGATATTTGGAGTAACTGGTACTGATCTAGTATATAAGAATCTTTTAACTGAGGGTGGTGATAATCTGGTTAGAGAAGATGGAAATACTTTTGTTTCTGAGGGAGCCGTTACCGATACTTCAGAATACATAACTCTTACTATTTGTAATATCATAGGTTCATTTAGTGATTCTAGTAAAATTTTAGAATATCCATATTCCTTTAAACAAGAGGATGGAGATGGTACATCAGATAGTATTTTGTTAGAAGATGAAAGTCTTACTACACCAAACTCTTCTGCTAAAGGTAAACTTATGATTGAAACAACTGCTTCTTATGTAGTTACTTCTTTTGATGACAAAACCATATCAACTGGTGCATCAGACGAAGTACAGGTTGATTCATATGCAAACAATGTGGGGATTGAAACTGTGGCTGATTCTATACTTGACTTTACAGAAGGTAATCCATTTAGTGAAGGAACAGGGTACTAATGTTAGGATCTACCTTTTATCATCAAACTATAAGAAAATATGTAGCAGTGTTTGGAACTCTTTTCAATGATATTAATATTGAAAGGAAGAATTCAAGTGGTACTGTAGTAGAAAAACTGAAAGTTCCTCTTGCATATGGCCCCAAACAAAAGTGGTTACTTGCTGTTCAAGATACTACTGCAGATAGAAAAGTTGTAGCGACGAGAACTCCAAGGATGGGGTTTGCAATGACAGGGGTTTCTTACGATACTGCAAGAAAATTGAATACGATTGGTAGAAATGTCGCAGCAAATACTTCTGCTTCTACTACCAATATGACCACAATGTATAATCCTGTTCCTTATAATTTTGATTTTGAATTGTTTATACTTGTCAAGAACGCTGAAGACGGAACTCAAATTTTAGAACAGATACTTCCCTATTTTACACCAGAGTTTACCGTTACCGTCAATACAATTCCCGATATGAACATCAAGGCAGATGTTCCTATTGTGTTAAATTCTTCTAGTGTAGCAGATGAATATGAGGGTGATTTATCAGCAAGAAGAACTATTACTTGGACTCTTTCATTTGTACTCAAAGGGTTTATCTATCCAAATCTTACATCTGGTGAAATCATTAAAACAATTGAAGTTAATTTCCGAATTCCCGGCGGTGATACAGAAATTGAACTTCCAGAATTTATCATATATGAAGATAGTACACCAGATACTAGAAACTATATACTATTAGATGGAACAAATTTAGTTATTTTTACATTACTAGAAGATGGTCGTAGACTTGTTTTAGAAGATGATACTTTTGCATTACAAGAAGAAAGTGATAATACATACAGAACATATAGTAGGGCAAGAATTACAAACGAAAATACTACTGATGGTGTACAAGATGCTTCAATCAAATCTCGTTATACAGTCGTTCCTGCACCTCTTTCTGCAACAGCTGACA